TCAGTCCACGGCCCAGCTGACGCTCTGGCCGTACAGATAATTCCCCTCGACCAGGCCCGGATGCTGGCTCAGCCAGACCTGACCGGCCACATCCGGCTCCCCGGCGTAATAGATCCGGAGGCGTCCGACCCGGTGACCCGTGAGGTAGACCAGGGCGAACTGGTGGCGCCGGGGAGGCATCAGGTGCGGCGGGATCTCCACGGGCAGGCGCGTGTCCTGGTCGGCCGGGATCTCCCTGACGGCACATCTCATGCCGGACAGGCGCAGGTGCGCGGTCCCGGCACGGTGGACGATGAACGAGCTGTAGTCCCGTTCCCACTCCATTTCCCCGCCCCCCTCCTCCCCGGCGTCGGGGAGGTCGATCAGCTCCTCCGTTTCGTACGTGTGGAGAGTGCGCCACCGGGAACCGTCCCAGCCGAGCCAGCGGGGCGTACCGGGCTCGAACTGGATCTCGCCCAGCGCCGGATGGGTCAGGGCGGGTTCGCCGTTCAGCGAGCGCGCCGGGCGGACGCGCGAGCCGACGTACTCCTCCGCGGGCGTGACCTGCACCGAGGTGGCCCCGGCCGGCACGGTCACCGTCGCCAGGCGCATCTCCCACACGCCGGTGTCGCCCGGGTCGCGGACCAGGGCCGGGGCGCCGGCACCGGGTGTGCCCTTCTTCACGACGGCACGGACAGTCCACCGGGAGCGGTCCAGCCGCAGCACCACCAGGTCCGTGCGGGGTTCCCCGGCGTCGTTGGGATCGATCGGGACGACGTCGTCGGTGTCCCCCGCGTACCAGGCGTGTCCCCGCAGGGACGCGCGCTTGCCGGCCCGCACGGAGATCCGCAGGCCGCCCGGGGTGTCCACCACGGAGTCGTCATCCGGGCCGCCCAGCACGCCGTCGTCGCTGAAACGTGCCGCGATGGCCTCGTACTCCGCGTCGGTGACGACCCGGTCGTTGTGCTCGGGTGAGGGCCAGGAGACCTGGGCCATGTGGTGCTACCTCGCTTCCAGTCGGCCGAGCCGTCTGCCCAGCTCACGAATCAGGTGAACACTCCGGGTGTCGGTGGTCGACTCCGGGCTGCCGACGAGCGAGGTGACCCGCTCCCCCTCGTCCGGCGTGGCCCGCAGATGGATGGCCCGCACCACGTCGGTGACCTCCAGTCCCTCGGGCAGCGCCACGGTCACCCGGTCGCCGAGGCTGTAGTCCCGGCCCGCTCGCAGGTCCTCGGTGTCAACCGTCGTCGTGACCAGCCGCACCGGCTGCGCGCCCTCCGCCAGCGCCGCCTTACCGGCGCGCGTCAGCTCCCCCTGGGAATCGTCCTCGGCGCCCCGGCTGTCCAGGAACTGCTCCACCCGGTACCACTCGTTCTCGGCGGCGACGTCCTCGGCCTCGGCGATGATCCGGTCCGCGCCCTCCCCGCCGCCGCCCACGATGGCGTGCGTGAGGAGCGGGGCCGAGCGCCGGAAGTGCAAGGAGCGGAGATTGCCCAGAGCCCTGGAGAAGCGAGCGGTGGCCGTGCGGTCCTCCGGCTCGTACACGTCGAAGAACAGCCCCCGCCCCTCCTGCCGAACGCGGAAGCCGAGACCGTCCATGGCCGCGACCTCCCGCAGCGCCTCGGCAAGCGGCTGAAAGCGCGTCCGCCAGGTGACCACGCTGGGGGCCCTGGCCCCGGCCGCGGAACCGGGGCGGGTGCCGAGGTCCAGCCCCGGGATCCGCCGTTCCGCCAACGCGGTCGGGCCGCAGTTCGTGCTGACGAGATCGCGCAGGATGGCCGCGGTGTCCCTGTCCGGGTAGGCACGGTACGCGGGCTGACCAGGGTCGCCTGCGGGCAGGGCGGGATCGGGATAGGTGACTCGCCCGGCGATCAGCGCCAGGTCGCCGGCGAAGTGGACCGACACCGTGCCGGGACCGGGTGCCGAGTCGAGATCCCACGTGTAGTCCTGCGGCGCCTCCAGTGGCCCCGCCGCCCAGATCGCCCCGTTCCTGATCACAACCAGGCGGTTGCCGGGCCGCAGTTGCGCCATCACCTCGGGCCGTGCGGGCATCCGGACGCTGCCCGGTCCCGGCTCGTTGAAGCGCAGTTCGACGTCCAGAGCGGTCCAGCCGTCCACGGGGTCGCCTTGGACGACCATGTTCCGGTCCGTGATGAGCAGCTGAATCATCGGTGAGCCACCGCCGTCCCTCCTGCCCGCCCAGCCTTGTTCCGCAGGTTCTGTCTGCTGTTCACGCGGTCTCGTACCGGGCGTGGAACGACATGTCGACCTGTGAGGACGGCCCCGAGCCCGCGAGCTGGAAGCTGACGGCGTTGCGGCCCGCCTCCAGCGGCCACAGTTCCGCGTCCGGCCAGTTCAGGGCACCCACCCAGTTGTGGGATCCGCCTGCCGCGGTGGTCCTCACGCTGACCGTTCCGCCCGTGAGACCGGTGGGCTCCACCCTCACCTCCGGCACGTTGGTGCCCAGATACCGGCCGGTCCAGGTCAGGGTGACGACGGCCGGCAGCGGCCCGCCCGACACCGTGACGTCCCCGTCGGCGACGGAGGGCAGGGCCTGAAGCGCGGCCTGGACAGCGTCGGCGTCGGCGTCGTGGGCGATGGCCGGGGTGCGCTCCTCCCCGTCGGCGTCCACGGCCCCGGCCCCCTCGAAGACGATGACGATCGTCCCCTCCGTCGCCTCGCCGAGGTCCACCGTCTGCACGGTGGCCGTGTACGCGCGGACGCGGGGCGGGTCCGTGGTGACGACGACCCGGTCGTGAGGGGCCAGGGTTCCGCCGGCCGCGGCAGGGTCGAGCGCGAAGTGCCCGCCGGTGTCCTCGTGCTCGAAGGTCACCAGGCTGGCGGGGCCGGTGATGCCCCACTCCGGCCAGGCCACCACGTCGCCGGGGTTGTGCACCGTGGTGGAGCCCAGCACCAGCGAGCTGGACACGGACGGGTAAGGCGCCAGGAAGTCCCTGCCCACGGCGGGCACACGGCTCTCCTGCACCGGCTCCGGGTCGTACCAGTACGGGTCCTCGCACAGGAGGGTGAGCACCGCCGAGTCGGCGACCAGCCCGGTGGTCGCCAGCCCCAGACCATCGAAGCCATCCTGATAGCGGACGCGGATCTGTCGACGGCCGCCGTCGGGACGCGCCAGCTCCAGCACTCCCGGCCCCTCCCGCAGCGTGCGGGTGAAGGCCGTGGCCAGTTGCCGCCACCGGTTGACGAACTGCTGGTGATCGGCGCCCCACACCCGCAGCGGCCACACGATCGACCGGGCGGTGGGACGCACATGGCGCAGCCGCACCCCGCCCCGCGGGTGCGGATCGGTGGCCAGGGCCACCGGGGCGGCCCCGAGGCCGCTGACGCCCTCGGCGAGCGTCCAGTAGCCCTGGTGCGCGGAGGTCAGCGGCAGCCGGGAGCCGTCCGGGCCGATGTAGGTGGCGGACAGCCGCCCCGTGCCGGGCGCCCGCGTCGCGGCTGCTCCGTAGGCGTCCGCCGGCCGCATACCCGGCATCATCGGGGCCTCCCCACACGCGCACGCGCCTCCTGTTCACGCTGGAGCACATCGAGCTCCTGGACGCCGAAGTTGGCGGTACGTGGATAGATGTTGTAAGTGACGGCGCCGCCTGCATCGGCCCCCCGGTGCGCCGACGCCGTGCCCCCGAGCGCGAACATCGCGGGAACGTCCCTGGTGAGGGCCTGCAGTTGGCGGCGCAGGGCCGGCGTCTGGTCCTCGATACCGGTCATGAAACCGTCCAGGACCCACTGGCCGGAGGGCCGCAGGAGGCGCCTGTCCTTCTCCGGCGGACCCTTCCACGACGTCAGTGAGCCCGTCAGACCGCCGAGCATGTCCTTGACACCGGGGATCATGTTCTGGATGCCGTCGATCAGCCCCTGAACGATGTCCTCTCCCGCGCCGAGCAGGACGCCGCTGAGATCGCCGAGGGCGTCGAGGGCCTCATCGGGGAGGTCTCCGATCGCCTGCACCACCTCGTCGACGCCTTCCCTCGCGGCCCCGAGCATCTCCCCCCCGGCTTCGGACATCCGTTCCCGCAGCGTCTCACCCAGGTCTCCGAGAGCGGCCCAGACGAGTCGCGGGAACCGGGTGGTCTCAAGCACGAGCGCCCCAAGGACACCGAGGACCAGTTCCTTCGCCGCCGACCAGGCCCCGGAGAAGTCGCCCGCCAGCAAAGCGGTGACCAGTTCCAGGGCGGGCACCACGACGGACTCCAGCACCCAGGCCAGATCGTCCGCGAAAACCCCTGCCAGCCTGCCGATGAGTTCGATCAATGGTTCCAGCAGCGGCGTCAGAGCTTCGAGGAACACGCCGACCAGCTCGGTCAGTACGTCGAGCAGCGGGCCGAGCGCCTCCATCACCCCGGCGAACGCCTCGCCGAAGGTCACCAGCGCCGGCGCCAGGGCCTCCACCAGCTCCGCGAGCAGGGGGAGGTGGTACATCGTGAGCCCCGTCATCAGGCCCAGGAAGGGCTCGACGACGTCCGGTAACTGCTCCAGTACCGGTTGCAGGGCATCGCCCAGGGCAGTGACCAACTCCAGTACCACCGGGGCGAGCTGTTCGAAAAGCCCCGCCATGGTGTCGAAGACCGGGATCAGGACCGGAAGGAGCGTCCCGGCCAGCTCACCGACCACCGGCAGCAGCGGCGCAAGGGCCTCCACCAGGGCTCCGACGGCGCCCGCCCCGGCGAGAAGCACCGGCCCCAGCGCGTCGAGGACCGGCCCCAGGCCCGCACCCAGGTTCTCGATCAGCGTCTGCACCGGCGGAGCAAGCTCCGCCAACGCCGGGCCGATGACGCGAAGGGCGTCCACCACCAGGGGCGCCGCCTCCGTCGCCAGCGTGGCCAGAGTGCTGCTCAGCGCCTCGATGCCGGCCATGCCCTCCGGCGTCGCGAGGCCCTCGGCGATGGCCTCGCCGATCTCCTCCCGGGCCTTCCCGATCGCCGCCGTCAACTCGTCGCTCTGCTCCAGCACCAGCTCCGCCCCCCCGGACAGGGCGGCCAGCAACAGATCCTGGACCGTGATCGCCATGGACGTCAGCCTTCCTTCCTGCGCGTACGGACCGTGCTGACGGCGCCCGTACTCGTGGGCCGGTGTCCGCGATCAGCCCTCAAGCACCGACCGGATCCGGTCGGGGTCGTCGACGATGCGCAGTTCGTCGCCGGCCACGCGCCGGAACACGGCGTGGGGAGAGAGGCCGGTGAGCAGATTCCAGAAGCGGCGCCGCGTCATGGCCGCGATGTCGCCCGGGCCCAGCCCGTACTCCCGGGCGAAGTCGGCCTCTACCGCCCACCAGTAGGCTTTGACGGCCCGCCGGACGCGGTCTTCTTCCTGGAAGCCGTCTTCTTGCCGGCCGCCGGGCCTTTTCCCGGTTGCCCGCCGTCCCCGGCCTTGGCGAGCATCTTCGTGACCTGCTGGTACGCGTCCTTGTAGCCGATACGTCGGCCATTGGCCGCCGACATGCCCCACAGCAGCACACTCAGCAGCTCCACACGGCCCATGCCGGCCTCGTACCACTGCCGGAACACGCCCTCGCCGAAGAGGATACGGACCAACTGCTCGAAGTCCTCCAGGGTGGAGGAGCCCAGCAGGGCGCGGAGCCGGTCCTCGAAGTTGAGCGGGGCGTCGGTCGGCACGGGCACCTCGACACCGCGAATGGTCTCCGTCTGAGCGGACTGCACCTCACGCCAGAAGGCGTCCCAGGATTCGTACTCTGCGGCCTCGGAGACTGCTTGGGCGGTCATCACCCCTCGCCCCCGTTCGCGCCGTCACCGTTGTCTCCGCCGGGGGAACGGGGCTGGTAGGTGCCCGCGCCGCTGCGTGTGAACGTAGCCGACCAATTGATCTTCTCGTTCACGCCGCCGCCGAACTCCTCGATGATGGCGTGTGCCCGCCACACCGACCACCGGTCGGACTCGACATGGGCGAACCGCAGCCGCCCCAGGGAGGCGTGTCCGACGCGGTCGGCCAGCACCTGGACCGCGGCCTGCCCCCTGTCGGTGGCCAGTGCCCCCGGTGCCGTGCCGCCCCGGGCCTGCAGGGCGAGGGTCTTGGAGATCTGCATCTTCTCCGACTCCGCCTGGCCCTGGGAGCCGAACGCGGTGGTCTCGGCGACCTCCGCCTCGGTGGTCATGGTGAAGGTGTGGATGCCCCCGATCGGCACCCATTCGTCGGGGGAGTCGGGGTTCTCGATCTCGAACTCGACGTCACGGGCGTTGTAGTAGACGACTGGAGTACTCATGGCCTGCCTCCGGGCATGGCGAACGGCCCGCGCGGACAGCGGCGGCGGGCGGAGACGGTCAGGGACAGGAAGCGAACGAGCTACGTGCGAGGGGCGCTCGGCGTATGTGACTCGTCGTAGTGCATCAGGAAATCGCAGACGTGCTGGTGACGACCGGATTCATCCTCGCCCATCGGGTCCGGGGCGGCCCGCAGCGCGTTACAGAGAGTCAAGAGAACCCCGTCGTACAGCTCGATGGGGCCGAGCCCGTCCAGCACCTCGCGGAGCACCGTGCAACGGGCCCGGCTGGCTCGCGGACCACTCCCGTCCCGCACGCGCACCCGAAGACGCGGCCCGTCGGCCGGGAGTCCGCTGTCGGAGCCGGCGGTGCCGGGAATATCACCGCCGTACAGCCACAGCGTCACCACCGCATCGGGAGCGTCAGGCTCCCTTTCGAGGAAACAGTCGCCACCGCCGGCCTGGCTCGGGTCGTAGCCGACCAGGTCGCGACTGTCCAGATACCGGGCGATCGCGTCCAGGATGTCAGCCACGGGGCCACCATCCCCGCGGCACCGCGACTGCGGGTGTCATGCGCCCTCCTGATGAACCGTCGGGGATTTCCGGGCGCCCGAGGCGTCGTCGGCAGCCTCCGTCAACGGACGTGCTGCCGTGCCACGTTGGCGCGCACCTTGCGCTCGGCTTCCGCGAGCTGCTGCTGGGTGTAGATCTTTCGGCCGTACTCGTCACGGCAAGGGCCGGTGAGATGACCGCGCCGCTCCCAGCCGTAAATGGTCTGGACATCCCTGCCCAGCCAGGCGGCGGCCTGCCGGATGGTCATCCAGACGGTGCCGTCGGGGGTGTTGCGGAAGGCTTCCACGTCACCTCCCCCAGAGCTCCGAGGAACCGCAGAACGGGCAAAGCCCCTCCTGCGGGAGGGGCTTCGGAATACGTGGACACACCTGTGGCGCTGCGACAGATTATTCACTCCCGCGAGCTGCTGTGTCAACACGGGCCGCCGACCTCGCGGATCGGGGCGCCCCTGCGCCGTCGGTTCCCTCGGCGGTGTTACGGGCGAGCCAGGCCGCAGCCCCGAGCCGCAGTTCCTCCCGCGAGTAGCGGGTCCCGCAGGCTGTGCACTCCCGGAACGTCTGCCAGTCCTCCTCCACCAGGCCCAGCACGGCGCACCGGGGGCAGGGCTGGGCGATGGGGCGTCGCCGGGGGGTCAGCCGTGTGATGCCGCGAATGGTCCGCATCATCGAGTCGAGATCGGCGTACAGCTCGGTGATCCACTCGTGTTCCGCGCACCATGCCACCTGCTCGGCCAGCCAGGCGGCCAGCTCCTCCTCCCGCTGCGTTGCCGGACCCGTCAGGTCGCGTGACGCCCGGACGCGCCGCACCCACCGGTACAGCGTCCCTCGAAGGGGCAGCGGCCCCGCCTGGTCGCCGTCCGGGTCCGGTATGCGGTCCATCGGCGCGAAGGGACCCAGCAAAGACAGGACATCCTCCCGGCCGGGGATGTGCGCGGCGGGAGACGTGCTGACCCTCGGCCCGCCACCGGTGCTGTCCCGGACAACGCTGCGGCGTAACGCGTCGAGTTGCTCCGGCAACTCGGCCAGCAGCCAGTCGCGGAGGCGTCGAAGGCATGCCTCGCAGGCGTGCCGACCGGTCTCCTGAGGGCGGCGCAGACCCGCCTTGCAGGTGGGGCAACGGTGGACGGTGTCGCCGGACGCGAGGGTGGTGCGCAT